GTCCCACCAGCGCCGCCGCCACCACCCGCAGCGATGCCTTGCCCCCACCCGCCGTAAGTGCCTGCCCCGGTGCCGCCGGGGTTTCCCTGCGGAGGAGACACGGGAGGGTCATTTCCTGCTCCTACGATGAAGTTCGGCGCACCGTAACCCCATGAGTTGTAGGCGATGCCGCCACCAGACCCGCCGGGTTGGGCTGTTGTCCAATACGGGTAAGACCCCGGATAAGTCGGCCAAGGCGCACCGGTACCGCCTCCGGCAGCGGTGTAGCCGAACGCAGACGAATCCGTACCGGCGCCAACTGCTGGCGGCGCTGCTCCGGCACCAATCACGATCGGGTAGACGCCGTTACCTCCCGGCCCGCCCGTCGGACTCACCGGGACGGCGGGCAGAACACGGGCACCTCCGGCACCACCACCAGCGGATGCGTTGAAACCCCACGGCTGCGGGGCAGGCCCACCGCCGGTTCCTCCGCCAGCGACGAGAAGAACGTCGATGTCGAACGCCCCGTCCTCCACCGTGAAGTTCCCCGTGCCCGTGATGTAGTGCGAGAACCACATCTGCCCAGCCGGGTCCACATAGATGCCGACCTCGCCGCCGGAACCCCACGTTGTGACGCCGCCAGCGCCGCCTCCCAACGCCCCGCCCGTCCAATCGTTGACCGCTGAACCTGCGAAGAATCGTTCAATGCGCGGCATAACTAGGCCGTAATCTGGTTGACGTAACCGTGGATCGTGATGACGTTCGTCGTCGCAGCAAACGCCTTGACGATCAGCGCCGCCCCAGCGTTCCCCTTGATGAGCAAACCGGGTGCGATCAGCGTCAACCCGGCCTCCGTGGTGATCGTCTGTTCGATCAGATCGTCCGGTGATGTAGTACCGCCCCACTCCAACGTCAACTTGACATCAGCCGAATGAGTGTTCATCGCGTACAACCAGATTTCGTCATACGTCGTCGCTGTACCCGAGCCGGTGTGAATCGTGGTCCCTGCGCTACTAGTCGCAGCAACCTTGATAGCCCGCCCGTCCGTTGACCCTGACAGTTTGGTCTTTGCGATTGTTGCCATTGTTGCCCCTAGCCTGAGAACACTTGTGCGTGGAGTAGAAGATTAGCGTTGTTGAAACCACCGGTTAGACCCGCAGCGGTTGTTGCCGTATCAGCGTTGCCGGTCAAAGCACCCGTGAAGTTGGTTGATGTCAGGATACCGGAACTCGGGTTGTAGGTCAGCCCCGTATCCGTTTCAATGCCTTGCGTGCCCGTAGCGCCATCGACGAAGGTCGGGTAAACCGTTTCGTCTGTTGAGTTGTTGGCCGAAACAGTGACATTCGTACCCTCGGTCGCGGTAGCGGCGTTACCCGTGCAGGACCCGGACGAACCAGAGGTGTTACCAGTTACGTTGCCCGTGATGTTGCCCGCGAAAGCGGTCGAAGTCAGCAGACCGGAACTCGGGTTGTAGGTCAAACCCGTGTCCGTTTCGATCCCCTGCGTGCCCGTAGCACCATCCACAAACGTCGGATAAACCGTTTCATCCGTCGAGTTGTTCGCAGAAACGGTGACGTTCGTGCCGACAGTTGCTGAATCGGCGTTGCCGGTGACGGCACCAGAGATCGGACCGGCGAACGCAGCAGCGGTCAGCAACCCAGAACTTGGGTTGTACGTCAGCCCGGTGTCGGTTTCGATCCCTTGCGTGCCTGTAGCCCCATCCACGAAGGTCGGGTAAACCGTCTCGTCTGTCGAGTTGTTCGCCGAAACGGTGACGTTCGTGCCCTCAGTGGCTGTGGCGGCGTTACCGGTACACGACCCTGAAGAACCTGAGGCGTTGCCTGTTACGTTGCCCGTCAAAGGGCCGGAGAACGCTGCGGCCGTCAGCAGACCGGAACTCGGGTTGTACGTCAGCCCCGTGTCCGTCTCAATCCCTTGAGTACCAGTGGCACCGTCCACGAACGTCGGGTAAACCGTTTCGTCTGTCGAGTTGTTGGCGGAGGCTGTGACATTGGTGGCCTCAGTAGCCGTCGCAGCGTTGCCGGTACACGACCCCGAGGAACCGGAAGCGTTGCCTGTGATGTTCGTTGTGATACCGCCAGCGACAGTCATCGCACCACTCGTGGCTATGACCATGCGGTCGTTGGTTCCCAACGCTGTGCCGTCACTGATCTTGAACGCATCCGAATCGGAGTCGTCGATGCCGATGGTGAAGGTTTCACCCGTGCCGTTGTCCAAGGCGAACGAAAGGTCAGCGTCGTGTTCGGCACCGGTTCTGGCGTACAGCCTGACCAACTGGTCTGTGGTGGCATCCTTGACTTCGACGTGGAGGGCGGCACCCGGTGACGTTTCGTTGATGCCAACCCGGTCGTTCGTAGCGTCCTCGGTGAGTACGTCGCCGGTCAGGACACTGGTCACGCTGACCCAAGCAGACCCGTTGTAGGTCTGTACTTGGTCGATCGACTTGAGGTAGCAGATCATCCCCTCGGCCGCTGTTATGGCGTCGCGGGCCGTGGTGTCTGCGAACACCATGCAAACCTGATCCTGTAAATAGGTTTGCACGTTCGCGGCGGTGACGACCTCTGACGCCGCCCATGTGCGGTAACCGGCTCCGGCCATTATCCCAACTTGTCCTCGTCTAGTGCGTCGTCTGTCCGGTCCATGACGAGGCCACGGTGGGATACGTCATGGTTCGGGATGTGCTGCTTCTCAAAGTAACCGAAGTTTAGCGCATAGACGGTCGGGGCTTCGCTGGTGCCGTCATGCGAGTAGGCGCGGATGCGTACGTTGAACGACCGCATCGTGAACCCGCCGGTTTCGCGGACAACGTGGGTGATCGTTTCGTTACCAGCGTCGGACGCATCGAACACGAAGGTGCCGATCGCACCGTCGTCGGAGGCTTCGTCGCGGAAAATGTCGACGTGTACCAGACCACGGCCTTGGAACGTGAGCCCAATCTCGCGCAGTTGGATGTACCGGTCGAGGGACAGCACCAGAGGTGCGGAACGCCAGTAGTACGTCGGGGCGAGAACGTCGGCCTCTAACCGACAGATCACACCCTCACCCTGCTCCTGATACTTGCCTACCGATCCGTACACAGCGTCCGTGTTGTTGAACACCTGACCTGCGGGTACATCCCAGTAGCGGATGCGGTTATCGAACCCTGTTTCCTGCACGGGGTCGGAAAGCCGCCACCACGCGCCGGTGCGTTCGTCAAGCACCCATTCGTTCGGCATAAGCACATAGTTGTTCCATGCCTCGCACGAACCGGTGTGTCCCTTGCGTTTGGCAGCGTCGTCGTAGTCGCAGAAACCAACGTCTAGGAACGGGCTCATGTTGCGGCTCGTGTCGCCACCATCCCATGAGTACACGGAACCCTTCGCTGTCGGGTAGACGTACCCGAGGGTAGACATCGCACCGAGGCCGGTTGCGTTGCCGGTTACCTTCGGTAGCGCCACAACAGTGGGGGCTTCCATCGAACCGGTGACAAGAACCGCTCCACGACCCTTGATGAGTAGCAACTGGTTGGCGGTGATGCTCGTCCACGACGTGTAACCGGTGGCGTTCTGGATCTCAAAGGTGATCTGCTCGCCAAACGTGTTCGCAGAACTGCTGTCAAAGTCGAACAGCACCCCCGGAGGGGTGGAGAAAGAAATGTTCTCGTTGGACGTGATGTTCGGCCCGTTGACCCGGGTGAACTTCGACACAACGAACCCGACGATACGGTTCTGGTGAGACACGATCTCGGTGGGCTTGTTCGTGGTCGGGCTACCAACACCGGTGGTTTCCGACATCAGGTACTTCGGGGATGCCCCGCCGGTGCCGTCCACCGAATCCGGGTAGGCCACGACATCCCAGTCGGAAAGGTCGTGGGCCATCCACGATGCGACAATCACCGGGTCGCCGGGACGGAACTGGTCGTCCTCGTCGAACGTGCCGGATCGCTTCTCGCGGGTCGATGCGAACGTGATCGGCCGCCACAGTTCACTGGACATGGGCGACGGACCGGACGTGAAGGCCCGGTCAAGGATCGTGTAGTTGGCCTCGTCGGCAAGGTTCACTGCTTCGATGTGGACGTTGCGGCGGTACGCCGACGACCCGTCGTGTTCCAGCCACTGAACACCCACATACAGTTCAACGGGGTAGGTGTAACTCTCAGACGGGCCACCGATCCCACCCTGAGAAGCAAACCCGCACACCTCAAAGTTCGACCCCGAAAAACGGTCGTTGCCGTTGTAATGCCATCCAGACGCGCTGTCTAGCGCGTGGTCCGTGGTAGCACCCGACGACCCGGTGCGGTTGATTTGCTTGCCGGTGCGGACCACCTGCATCTTCGGGAGGGGTTCCAACCCGGTGGTCGGAAGGGCCACACACCCCCAAGTGTCGGTCTGCTGCGCTGTTCCCGGCTCCTGAGTCGGGCTGAACTTGTCGCGGATACCCGGACTGAAGTCAGTTAGTTGAAAGTACTTCAGTTCGGTCATCAGTTACACCCAGTAGCATCCTCAACGTATGTAGTTCTTCTTGAAGGGCCGCTATCTCGCCCCGCAACTCGAACAGTGTCGTTGTTGATTCTAGTGCGTGCATGTCGGCCTCTCGTTCCCTCCCGGAAACAGACGACTCCTGACTCCGAACGAAACCTTCGACCTTGGCGCGACGTTCGGTGGAAAACACCATCGCTGCTTCTTCGTGCAGGTTGGCTAGTTTTCCGGCGACAGCGCAGTAAAGGGACTTCAGGTCCTCTGGTGGGAGTAGATGGTAGCCAGTGAAGTCGTGGATCACTGACGGCGAGCGCGCTTGGATGCCACCGGTTCCGGTTTGTCCTCGTCAGCGTCGGCATCTGGCTGCTCCGATCGAACCGTTGTCTCGTACTGCTTCTTCAGCCGATCCAAGTCCTTGGCCTGCTGGCGAATCATCCCCAGCATGTCCTGATGCTCGTTGACTGTCACATCCGCCTGCGACACTGAGTCACCAGTTGGGTCGTCGATGACGGTGACGTACTTTTCGTCGCCGTCCACGTCCGTTACCTCGACAAGAGGTTTGGTTGTTTCCCACATGGCGGGATTGTCGGCACACCCGCCACGTTGCATGAGACGACGGTGTTCGTCGTCGCGTTCACGCATCGCGCGGTCCGGCTTGTTTGCCAGATCCCAGTTGCCAAACCACAGTTTGGCAGCATCCAATGGGACAATGGCGTAACCGCCCGGGTCCACCGAGTACGTTGTCCCGTCGTATGAATCGACGAGAGCAACGTCTCGGAGGTTAGTTACCCGTACTACTGACATAGGCGCCGCCTACCTTTCAGTTAGTTATGACTGGTTCTAGAACTTGCTGAACCAGATGGCTGCCTGATTTGTGGAACCAATCTCGGTACCAAGGTAGACACCGAAGTTGTCGCCGGTGATGGTCCCTGCTACTGCTGGGGCCAACACCCCCGCCACGCCATCCGACGCGCCGATGATAACGATGTTGCCCATTGCCGGGGACGTGCTGCCGATGTTGCAGATGGCGTAGCCGTGAACCACGACCTCCACAATCTCACCGGCGGCTGCCGCGTTCTTGGCAACACCGAGGACGAGTTCCGGCAATGCGTCCGAGACATCGAGTGTCTCGACCGTAACCGTGGTGTCCGTGTTGACTGAAGCCGCTACCGCCACGAGGTCGCCTGCTGTAATAGCAGCGGCAGCCTCCAACGGTGCGACGGTCTGGAAGTTGACCTCGTTGCCGGTCGAACGACCGAACGCGCCAAGTGGGTTGGTAATAACCTGTGTAGCCATGTTGTTCGCTCCTTAGCCAGTAAGGGCAGACATTTTGCCCTGCAACTGACAGTTGTTGATGACGAGGTTACCAGCCCAGAACAACTTGGCGACCATCGCGTCCTGCTGGATCGGTGTCTGGAAGTCTTCCAAGTAGAAGTCTGCCCGTGGCGACACAGCAAAGTGGATGAAGTCTTCGTTCAGGAAGTAGATGTGCTGGCCGGAGCCAGATCCCGTCGGACCGTCTGTCGGAACGTGGGAATCAACACACAACGGAACTCCGTTGAACAAGAGGTTGGTGAAACCAGCCTGCGCCAACTGCTCGTCAACCGCGCCCTGACCGAGATGAATCTGCACATCGGCCTGATTCAGCGCCCAGAAGCGGTTGTAGTTGGTCTGTGAGGTAACGATCACCGTTGGGTGGCGACCACCGTTGGTGCAGTTGCCAAACATGGTGTTCATCGCCGCCAACGTCAGAGAGGTGGTTGAACCGTCGTACTGCGACTTCCACCATGTGTTGGCTGACCGTGAGATTCCGGCGTAGGTGCCGAGGACCGAAGAATCATCGACAGCACCTTCGATGCCGTCAATCTGCTTCGTGTCGGTGGACCCGTCGGACCAAAGACCGGTACCGAGGAGTTCTGCCATTTCCATCTCGGCCTGCTGGAAGTACAGCCGGATGAAGTCAGCAACAGCCTCCGGGCTGTCGGTCTTGATGAGGGTCAGTCCGTCAACAGTGACTGGAACGTAATACTGCTTCCAGTCCCATGCAGCGTTCTTGATGGTGTCCGACGGGGTGACATCCAAGAGGTCAAATCCCGAGTAGGCACCACCCGCTGCCAGACGGCTGTGCATGAGCGGTACTTCGATCTGTGTACCACCCCGAACGATCTTCTTGTTGGCTGAGTTCAGCCGGAACAGGAGAAGGTTGGAGTTGTAAACATTGTCGGTGATCTCAGGGAGAATGTACCGACGTGCGATCGAAGTAACGACATCTGAGCCGATTGGCGTAGCCATGTGTTACTCCTGTAGTTGGTTAGTCTGTCCGATTCCCGAGTGCTGCCGCAATCTCGTTGACCATCGCTGATCGACGACCCGCTGCATCACCGGGTACTGAATCGGAGTCCTGCCTTGAAACACTGCCCGCAGAACCCCCGACAGAGGCCATCTTACGCTTTCGTGCTGCATCTGATTCTGAGGCGGCGATTCGCTTATTGAACTCTCGTTCACGGCCGTCCTCGGACTGCAAATACACTATCTCAAGTGCACGTTCTACCGCTTTGATCGGGTCGCCGGTTTCCTGTAACAGAGCGGGGACTATGTTTAGTCTGGCTGCTTCTGTCGCCATCCGATGCACTTCAGCGTTGCTGAGGTCGTACGCCGTGCCGAACTGTGCTTGGGCTGTTTCAACATGCTTCTGATTCTGGTGGGCGATTGCCTGCTGCTGCGTCTGATGCTGCTGAGCGAGGTAACCCTCCAGTTGATCGACCTTCTTCAACCTCTCCTGAACGGAGTCTGGTAGAAGGTCCCAATCCTCATAGAGATCCTCCGCCGGTGCCTGATACTGCTGCTGCTGCTGAGGCTGCTGCTGAGGCTGCTGCTGAGTCGGGGCCTGCTGGCCTTGTGGAATCAGTTGGTATTCGCCGGTCATGTACCCGACGAACTTCATTGCCTCGTCAGGATTGGTGTTCATCCAATCCCAGAACTTGGCGACCCGCTCCGCTTCTTCCTGTGGAACCTTTACATCACCGAGTTGGATGTAGTCGGTGAAGTCACCGCCGGGGGCGTCCCCCTCGGCGGCTGGGAGATCATCGCCCCCGACGGCGACATCTGGTTCAACGACCTCATCGTCGCTGGCGAACTGAGATTCCAGATCCGACACCCATCGTTCGGTGCCGACCTCCGCAGAAAACCCCTGTTCTGAAAGGGAGTCGTCTATCTCGTCCTGTGAAAGTTCGTGTTCAGTTGTCTCGTCGCTCATTTACCGCATTCCCGCTGATGCCACCAAACGACGTAGTTCGTCTGGGTTGGGCATCCCCGCCGATGGAGATTGTCCTTGTGGTGGCTGGCCCATGCCAGCCCCTGCTGCCGCGCCCAGTTGCTGGCCCATGCCGGGAGGCAGAACGCCGCCCGCCTGAGCCATCGCCTGTGCGGCCTGTTGCATTGGTTCACGCAACTTCTGAAGTATGGACGACTCAATACTCGACAGAAACTCAAGGTTCGCGTCAGGGGCGGCCTTGAGTTGCGCTAGAGACGAGAGGAGTTGGTGCAACCCCTCCTGCATCGTGTTGTTCTGTCGGGTAGCCATGAGGTGCTACTTCTTGGCTGAGAGGTCCCTCGGGGACTGGTTCTTCTTGGACGTGGTGTTCGCCCCGTAGTCGCGCCCTGAGGTGTGGCCCAACTTGTGAACCTTGATGCTCTTGCCTGCTGTGGATGCCGGTCCGGGCATGATTGCTCCTTGTTAGAGGTCGATCGCGTTGCGGCGGTCGTCGCTATCTTTGCCTGTCGCCTTGTTGACAGACTTTCGGCCGACCTGCTTCGACATCACCGAACCCTTGTCGGAGGGACCCGACCAGTTCGGAGGTGTCGGTGCAGCGTTCGATGTGAACTTCTCAGCCATGTCTCCACCTTACACCCTTTACTTGGGCAGTTTCAACAACAACTTTACGGCCTGACGGCCGTGGGTCTTAGCCAGACGACCAAGTTGGGAAAAGATCGACCGGCCACGGTCTGTCAGCGGCTGGCCGTGAGTTACCCCTTGTTCCCAAAACTTCCGAGCCTCCGCGACTTTCACGTCCGGTAAGAGTCGTTGGTACTCGGCCATCACCTTTGATACAGCCGGCTTCGGCTTCGGCTTCGGCTGACGGGTCCCGCCTCGGAGGTTGTCCAGATCCTGTTTGTAGACGCCGCCTTGACGGTCGTAGACTTTTCGGTACACATCCGGGTTGTTGGATTGAAATGTGTTCAACTGATCCACCAGCCGTTGTAGTTCCGGGGCAGCGGGAACGCCGGGGGGACCGATACCTAAAGGGCGATGGGTTGGGGACCGATTGAGGTGCTTGCTACGCATCGTGTGGAACGACGGCATATCGTCGAACTCGCTCATCCCCACCAGCGCCGATTTGAGTTGACGCACAAACGACTGGGCGGCCGACTCAGAACCTCCGAGCAACTTCGTAAACTCGTCAGCACCAGATGAAGCGTAGAACGGATCGTCGGCTAACGACCACGGAATCCATCCACGCGGAGGTCCGGTCGGGGTCGGAGCCATCAGCGTTGACGGTTCCGGGAACCCATGTTCGTTTGGGGGTTGGCTTTCTGGTCGTCCTGCCCGATACCGAGGGTGGCACCGGCGTTCAGCCGTTGTAGGACCTGTTCCCGGTTCGGGTAGTCGTGTGCTTCAAGTACGGCCTGTGCGTCCAGAGCGCCCATAGCGAACAAGGTTTCCGCTTCTGCAATGCGGGCGGCGCGCGAAATCGGCATGGCGCTACCCGCCCGGACGAACAAGGAGAACCTCATGGGGTCTGCACCTTCTTCGTTGGGAATGAAGAAGTGCCGTGCCCGCAACGCCAGCATCGACCGTTCGCCGTCTTGTCCCACGATGGACATGACTCTGGGTAGGGAGTAGTTCTCCACCACGAGGTTGGCAACCAAGTTGCCCGCTGTCGATAGCGTTCTTTCCAGATTGCGTAGAGCAAGCCGTATTCGTACAAACGCCGACTCCGCCACAGAGTCGATGACTCCCTGTGCGTTTCGCCCCGTTGGAGAAAAACCGCGTACCACCCCTGAAAGTCCACTGATGCGCTCCATTTCTGCGATGTAGAAGCCCACCAGTTCCTGCACGTCTTTCGGCATCTGTGGCGGCACCAGCCAACCGGCCTCCGACCCTGCGCCCTTCGTGATGCGCTGACCGGGGCGGTTGACGATCTTGGTGCGAGGGATGCCAGACCGGGAGTCCTCCATGAAGATCGGGTTGGACACCAGTTCCGCGTGCTGCTGCAACGCCGCCAACAGCCGGTTGATCGCCAGTTGGGGATCAGCAAGGTGGTCGACGAGGGCGATGCCCCACAGGTCACCGATGTCGTGGGTGGTGTAGCGAACATAAGGGTGTAGTCCGTGGTTCCACAGGTCTATTGCACGTTCGTTCATCAGGACATGCGAACCGGTGGTAATAACCATCCGCCATTCCGTGACGTTGAATGGTTCCTCCTCGTCGTCCCCCTCGGCCGGTGAGAACAGGGTGTTTTCCTTGATCCACGCCTCAAACACCGTGATGGAGCCGTCTTGGTACGCCGAATCTGAAACCCGACCGTTCTGACCCGGTTTCCCGTACACGGGTGGCACGGTCCCTGAACCGCCGCTGTGGGCGGCGAGGTTTGCCATCGGAGCCTTACCGCCGTTGTCTTGCGCGTCGCGGGTTGGGAGGCTGTACCCGGCACCCGAGTCGGCGTCGATGACATCCCCCCGGTTGGGGAACCGTCGCTCAAACTCGGTCAGCGACAGTTCACGGGCTTCGATGATGTAGTTGGCGTCTTCAAGGCTGGTTGCGTTGGGGTCCACGAACAGTGTGAACGGGTCGCACCGGCGCATAACCGGATTGCCAGCACCACCGTCGGAACCGGGGTCGTAGATGCACTTGAAGAACCCTGTGCCATAGATGAAGGAGTCGAATAGGACCTTCTCTACCTCGGCCTCAAAGTTCTGGTTTACCCACAACGAGTCCAGCACCGTTTCCAAGTCCGCCGCCAGTTTCTGCTGGAAGTTGGCGTACTGGGAATGCGGGTCTGCTGACGCTACGCATTGGAACCGGACACGCTGGTCGGTCATCCAACCGACGAGGGCCGACACGATCGGGTAAATCTCGGACGCTGTAGGCGACGGCATCCATGCTTCACGGGTCCCAGCCCATCCACGGTTGTGGACGAGCCGGTACGCCTTGCGCCACCGGTCGTGCCTACGGTTCATTTCTTTCCGGGCGACATTGAATAGCCCGTTGATACGACCCGCTACTTCGTGGTCTTCGCCTTGTGCGTGATCGACCCGTTCCGCTACAGCCATTGCTTCACTTCTCGTTTGCCCGTCTGCGTGTTCCGCCTCAGCGTACTATCCATACCTTCCTCAGATACTCTAAGCGATTCAGTATCGTTCAGATCCACCGGGACGTAGTTGACCTTCCTGCCGGTGCGTTCCGTTTCCTTCTCGGATGCGCGGCTCAGTTCCGCCTTGAACTGCTTTGGGTCGCTGATGACCTTCCCTACCGTCGGGTTGAAATGCTCGTGCATGATGGTTTTCATCGCAAACGAGTAGACCCGTCTCAGCCGGTTGGACTTGCACTCAGGGCATTTGATTATTGGGTCGTCGGTGTGTTTCTGCCACTTCTCGCCGTGAACATCGCAGGATTGGCACCGATACAGATAGACCGGCATTAGTAGCGCCGGTAGCGTTCGGCTTCAGCGTCGGCGCGGTAGCCATCGCGTTCCTTCGTCAACTCCGACCACTCGTCGAACTCCTCCAGTACCCACGACGGCTTCGGTGACGTACGGCTACCGCACCGCTCGCACCTCGTGAACCGCCGGTACCGGGGCCTGTTTTCGCAGACGGGGCACACGTCGGTGGGATTGCTGTCGATTGTCACTGTTCCTCCTATTTGGCATGTTCAGCCTGCTGGATGGTTGCTGATGAAGTCTTCGTACGCTTCGGGGCTGTTCAAGATAATCGTGACCCCGGCGGGGGCGTCTGGTCCCTTGCCGACCGTCATACTGATCGTGCCGACCAGTGTGCCTACCGCTACAAGGAGTCCGGTGACCGCTACGAGAAGTTTAGTGACCCTGCCCATGTTGCGACTTTAGTAGACCCAGTTCGGTGGCGACTTCGGGATGATCGTGTATCCACCGGTGGCAGTTGCGGCACACGGCGATCGTGTTGTCGGGGTCGAGGATCGAACCTCCCCGGCTCCGCATCAACGGCTCGTGTAACTCTACGCTTTGGCGCTGACAGTCGTTGCTTTCCCCAAGTATGAACAGCAGCCCTCCTGCTTCGCATCGGGATCGCTGGTCGAGTTCTTGGCTGACCATCCGGGCGCGTTGCCGTTGAACCTTGGCACGTTTCTTGCTTACCCGGCGTAGCGGCGTACGTTTCATTTGACCATCGCTCCTTGGTCCCATTCTTCCCACGCAGGTGAGATCGGTAGCGCGTCTCGGGCTTCGGGTTCGCCCATAGGTCCTTCGTAGCCGGACACAGGTCCCTCTGTGGAGGCGCAGATGCACGCGATAGCCATTGCCATCACACAGTCGTCGTGGGACCGCCCTGAGCCGTCTGCGGGGCCGTAGCCGCCGTTGGGGAGGGTGACGTAGGTCCGCATCTCGTCGTACGTCTTCGCGTCGTGGATGGTCATGTCCTGATCGGCTATCAACTTGATGAGCCAACCGATCGCCCATTCCTTGCGCTTCCATGTTGTTGACCAGCCCATCGTTTCGCTGATCTTGCCGGGGCTGCGGTCTGCCCAGCGGTTGCGCCAGATGTACGGGTAGTCGATCTCGACGAGCCGGCCGATTGTCGCGTAGCCGGGTCCTTCGACCTCGGTGCTGATCGTGGCGTGGTTGTAGTAGGCGCCCAGTTTGGCGAGTTCCTCTGCGAACGTCATCGGGTCGATCTTGCCGTTCCATACGGCGACCTGTTCGTAGGTGCGCCGGTTGATGACCTGAGCGCAGGCGTTGTCCCCCATCGTGGTGTGTGTCGGGTCAGCACCGATGAAGTACTTGCCCCAACCAAGGTCGCTGGAAGGTTTCCTAAAGATGGTGAGGGACCCTGATCTGTCGGGCAGGAACTCCACATAGTTGCCTCGGCGGGTCAGGAATCCCTTTACCCCCGCCTTGGGTTCGTACACCAGTTTCAGGCTCTGGATGGGGAACACGTTGGTGCCGGACGCAATGAACGCTTCTTCCGGGGTGGACGGGTACTCCTGCATGAACCTTTCAAGATTGGAGTCGGCAAGGTTCCTGACCGCCCACCGCCTCCAAATAAGGTGGTCGTCGTCCACCTTCAACTTCTTCAATACCCGTTCGTCTTCGTTCAGGTTGGTAAGGGACTCTTTCTTGAGGTTTGATGCGGATGCGGTGTATTCGGGATGTTCCCACCACGGGAAGAACAGGGGCTTGTAGTCGTTTTCGCCGGATACAGCGTTCTGCCATGTGTCGTAGAACCAGTTACCAACCCCGTTGGCGGTGGATTCCAAGATAATCATTGACTTCGAGTGGTTGGGGATCGTCTGCCTCAACCCCAGCATCATTTCGTCGGGACGGTCCCAGAAGGCGATCTCAGATCCGTGCATGGCGTTGATCGTCCGCGACCGGCCGGCCCGCATGTTCTTAGCGGTGGCGATTCGGATGCTGGACCCTGTTTCCTCCCATGCCAGTTCCTTACGGGAAACGTACTTCGTTGTGTAGATGTCCTTGAACGGGAACGTCTCCCAATACAACTTGGTCATGTTCAGCAGGTACTCGGATGCGTCGATCTCATGGGCGATCACCAGCCCGTACGTCTGTTCGTGCATCATCACCCAAGCGAACATCAGCGCTTCAGCCACCGTGGAGATCCCCAACTGGCGTGCTTTGAGAACAACGACCCTGACCGGTTGCCCAGTGGAATACTGCTCGTTGACGGCCGCCAACAGTTGGGTCTGCGCCCAGTTCGGCTGGAACTTCTCCACTGTCTGCATCTTGGTGCGGATGGAGAGTCGTTCAATGAACGGTTCGAAGTTCATTCGGGCGTATCCGCCTCCACTTCGTCCTGATCGTCGTCAAGGGCAGGGGCGCTGATCTTCATGGCGGACACCATCTCCGTCATCTCCAATCTCAACGCTGAAAGGTCCTCGCCGGACTCCTCTGCGAGCATTCCCATCATCTTGGCAAACAGGTTGGTAATCATCCGCTGTTTGACGACAGGGGACCCTTCGTCGAGCATGAGGAGGGTTTCCTCAATGACCCGCCATGCGACCCGTCGCACTCCAACGCGGAGGTCGTCGTCGTCCCTGACTGCCACATCGACTGGCAGGTCTTCGACAGCGACCCGGACTTTCTGAACGTCTATGTCGAAGATGGTGGCTATCGTCGTGGGAGATAGACCGTACGACGCCAAACGGGAAATAACCGTTTTCGCTGGGGAACGGGCCATCAGTCATCAACCTCCCACAGGTCTTCGTCCGGGTCGGGCCAGTAATCGGCGTTGATGCTGCGGTACTTCGCCACCATGTCGTTCAACCGGTCGAGGAGTTCTTCTTTTTCTTCTTCTGACAGGTTGGAATCAACCCGTCGGACACGGTTCCAATCAACCCCCATCAGGATTGCCGTTCCGCAGTATCTGTCTTGCTTCCGCAAAAAATCCTGCAACGATGGATGGGTCTGGGTGGGTATGGATGGGTTGGGTGACAGGGGCGTCACCCCGTGGTGCATCTTCTGACACCCCGTTCTGTTCTACTTGTCGCCTCGCTTCAGTCGCGGGGTGACAGGTTGACAGCCCGTACAAAACCACCTCGTAACCGTTCGGCCTCCGATCCCAGCGAATATGAGTAGGACCGGGAACCACACGCAACTCACCCATTTCGGTGAGTTCCCTGATCTTCCGCTGCACCGTCCTCTCTGACAGCAGAGTCTTTCGTGCAATCGTCGCAACGGCGGGCCAAGCGTTTGTTCCATCATGGTCGCAACTGTCAGCAATCGCCAAGAGAACGAGTCGCGCATTCCCAACTGCTTTTGATTCATCCCACACCATTGCCATGACTTTTACGGACATCAGTCCACCTCAACAGGATAGTAGTCCCCAACCTTCGGGGACCGATCCAACCACTCCGTGTTGATGACGTATGTCTTAGCGGTCGGTAACCCGTTCGTGTCGCCGTAGATAGCGGTCACCATCCCAAACTCGATCAGGCGCTTCGCACGGGCGGACGCCAACCGCCGGTTTGTGGACAACATCCTGCCCAGAGACTGGTTCGACATCTGCACCGACCACTCCTGACCAGTGACCGGATGGCCGTTCTTCTTCGCCGTCTGCACCAACACATCCCATGTGTCAGCATCCAGATTGGTAAATGTGCGGTTCTTCTTCTTGGTAGTTGACATAGCATCCTTCCTAGATGTATCGTCTGCGTTGACGAGATGAGCAGTCGCGTCAGGAAACCTCCTTCCAACGGATCGGGGCCGGTGCCTATGTGGTGCCGGTCCCGTTCTGCTTTTTGGTGGACCGCTTGCGTCGAACATCCACATCAAGGTTGATTCCGTAGGCGTCAGACACCGGTACCACCAAATGCTTGTCCGAATACGGCACCACCAGCGTCAAAAGCACGTCCCCAGACGCCGTGAACCGTAGATCCCGCATCGACGCCGTGAACATCGTGCCCTCAAACTTGGGTTTCACCCCAGACCGATGCGCCGTAGACGTTTCCTGCCGTGAAGTCACTCCCTCACCTCCTTCTCACAGTCACTACACCTGCGGTACGCCCCCTGAGGACCAATCAACCGTTCCGACCAGTTGTGCCAACCCCGCGAAATGCACTTCGTCGGCCGTGAATACTGATGCTTGAAACCCCATTTAGTCACGACTTCCCCCCGAGATGCGGCCCCTCGTCGCTATCCGGCAGCCTCGGCACCTCAGGCACCTCAGACACGTCCTGACCCCAATACTGCCAACCGGGCATCGTCTCAAACAGCGGAGACGAGTTGCCAACGTCCGATTCGTACCGGATTTCCTCGTCATCAGCGTCCGATTGGCCCAAAAGCGTCCGAACAACGCCAATACACATCTCCGTCATGGAAACCAGCGACCGCTGCACCAAAACCAGCGCCAACCACAGCGTCACCAGCACCACACCGGCCGAAACAGCGGCCATAACAGCCATAAGAACAGCATCCGGCATTAGATATTCCTCCGTTTGTAGAAGATCAGCATACTGT